ACCAAACTCAAGAGGTCAAATAACACAATCTGCTAGAGGCACAGGCGATGGAGAAACGAATATCAATTTCACAATAAATGCAACAGATGTTAGAGGTGTAAAAGAATTATTAATTGATAATAGAGCAACAATCGTTAATGTAATTAATTCTGCATTAAATGAAAAAGGTAAAGAGGCATTAGTATAATATGAGTGGACAATTTCCAACATCTCCTGTTGCAAAAAGTGCTAAAGTAGGTTCACAACAAAACACTATAGTTAGTGTAACAACATCTGGTAGAGTTCAAACAAGACAAATTGATGGACAAAAATTTACTATAACTTTAGACTATGCTCCAATGAGTAGATCAAGTTTTGCACCTATTACAGCATTTATTATGAAACAAAGAGCAAAATTAAATACCTTTACTGTTATTCCACCAATCGTATCAAATGCACAAGGAGTAGCATCAGGAACTATAAGTGTAGATGGTGCAATTTCTGCTGGAGCAACTACTTGCACAATAGATGGTATGGCTACTAGCACAAGTGATATTTTAAAAGCTGGAGATTATTTTAGATTTGCTGGGCAAGATAAAGTTTATATGGCAGTTGCAGATTTAGATTCAGATGGTTCAGGCGAGGGAACATTAACTTTTGAACCACCTCTAAGATCAGATGTAGCTAATGATATTGCATTGGTTTATGACAATGTTGATTTTACTGTAAGACTTTCTAATGATATTCAAGAATATTCTATTGTAACTAACGATCTTTATAAGTATCAGATAGACCTAATAGAAAATTTATAAATGACAAAATATCTTGTAAGGCATTATGTTACTGCTGATTTTATTGCAGAAAAAGTAGTTGATGAATCAGAAATAGATTCAGAAAAAAATAATTTAAAACAAAATACCATTCCAGATGGAAGTTTTAGCTTTATTATGGTAGAACAAAGCGAAAAGTTAATACGAACAACTTACGAGAAATATGACGAGAACCTTAACAACAGCAGTAAAGAATGAACTTTTAACAGATAGCTTACAGCCTATTACACTTGTTTATATTAATGTAGGTACAGGATTTAGATTTACAGACCATTACAAAGATATTACTTACGATTCAAATACTTATTCAGCATCATCATTATTTACAAGATTATCTAGTGTTACAGAATCATCAGAAATAGAAGTTAGTAATATAACACTATCTTTTTCAGGTGCAGATCAAACAATTATATCTTTATTTTTAAGCAATAACTATATGGAGAAAGAAGCAGAAGTTTATAAAGGCTTTTTAAATAGTAGTGAGGCAGTAATTGCAGACCCATTTCTTTTATTTAAAGGTAGAATTGAATCTTTTAGTATTGATGAAACTATTAATAATTCTAATGCTAATATTGTAGTTGCATCTCATTGGTCAGACTTTAGTAAAATAGAGGGTAGAAAAACAAATACAGGTTCACAACAATTACATTTTTCAGCAGATAAAGGTTTTGAATTTGCATCACAAACAGTTCAAGATATTAAATGGGGTAGAACATAATGCAAGATGTAATAAATTTATTTAATAATTTTGATCGTTACAAAGGTAAAGAATTAACAAATTATTTAGAACCCTCAATTAAACTTAATCAATATAAAAAGTTTTATGACAATAACGAATTAGTTGGTTTTGTTAATTGGGCTTATATCCATGATCTAGTAGAAAAAAGATTTAAACAAACAGGTAAGATTAAATCTAATGAATGGAACTCAGGTAGTAATTTATGGTTAATAGAAATTGTATCTGTAAAAAATACATTTAAAATGATGCGTTGGGTTTATAATTATTTTAGAAAACAATTAAAAGTAGATCATTCTATAAATTGGTTAAGGGTTGATAGTGATATTTATAGAGTAGGTCAAAAGTTTAAAAGGAGTTATCACTAATGGGTGGAATAGTTGAAGCTATTGTTAATGTTGTAACAAGTTTTATTGGGTGGCTTATTCCTATTCCTGATATTCCTGAGTTTGATACACCAGAAGAAGAAAGAGGTGTATTAATTAACAAACAATCTAATAACGCACAAATCCCTATTGTTTATGGCAGACGACAAGTTGGAATTACAAGAGTATTTGTAGAATCATCAGGAAAAGATAATCAATACTTATATATGGCTGGAGTTCTTTGTGAGGGAGAAATTGATGAAGTAGAACAAGTATTTATAGATGATAAAAGAGTTTTTTTTGAAGATGCTTTAGATCATGGAGTAGTTAGAGAAGTTAATTCATCAGATGATAACTTTTATAAAGATAGTTCACATATACAAGTACAAGCATTTAATGGAACAGACACACAAGTTGCATCATCAATATTAACTAACTCTACTAATTGGACATCTTCTCATAAATTAAGTGGTGTAGCATATTTAGCTTTTAGGTTTAAATGGAATCAAGATTTATTTAGTTCTATTCCACAAGTAAGAGTAACATTAAAAGGTAAAAAAATTTTTGACCCTAGAGATAGTGCAACTAAATGGACACCAAACTCTGCATTAGTATTATTAGATTATTTAAGAAATAATAGATATGGAAAAGGATTACCAGATAGTGCATTTGAATCTGATTTTGCATCTTTTAAAACTTCTGCAAATGATGCTGATACTTTAATCCAGCCAAGAACGACAAGTGTAACAGAAGTTGCTGGGCTATATAGAGAAAATTATAATGGTTATTTTGGAGATTATCCAAGTTATTTTACAAATAGGTCTATAATTTCTACAGGAACTACAACAAGTATTAGTGGTGTGAATCCAGGAAATTTTAAATCACATAAATATTCTGGATATTTTACAGCACCAAGTTCTGCAACTTTCACATTTCAAACAAACTCAGATGATGGTTCTTCTGTTTATATTGGAAATGCAAATCAAACTGTAGATAATTTATCAAAACAAATAGAGGCTAACAGAGATACTAAATTAGTTGTAAATAATAGAGGTTTGCACTCAAATAGAGGTGCAGAGGGAAATAAAACTTTAGTAAGTGGTTCAGCTTATCCTCTTATAATTGTTTTTGGAGATAATGCTGGTGTTGGCAATTTAGATTTTAATTGGAAAGTAAGTGGTGGTAGTTTTAGTTCAGATTTATCTTCTAATTTTACTAATGGCAAAGGTGTAACAGATGTTATTCCAGCTATTATTAAATTTGAATCTAATGCAGTTGTAGATACAAGCCAAAAAGTAATTAATAATGTAAAAAAACTTTTAAATCCAATGAGGTCATTATTTACTTATAATAATGGTGTTTATAAACTTAAAATTGAGGGTACAGGTTCATCAGTTAAAACTATAACAGCAGATCATGTAGTAGGTGGTGCAAAAGTATTAGGAGAAAGAAAAAATAATAAATTTAATCGAGTAATAGGAACTTATGTAAACCCATATAAGAATTGGCAGAATGATACAGTTTCTTTTCCACCAGCAGATGACAGTAATGTTGTAACAGAATTTAAACACGCAACTATGCTTTCAGCAGATAACGATACTTTATTAGAGGGTAATTTTGAGTTTCCTAATGTAACTAATACTTTTAATGCAGAAGCTCTTTGTGAAGTAATTTTAAGAAGATCAAGAAACCAATTACAAATACAATTAACTTTAACATCAGAATTTTTAGAATTAGAAATAGGCGATATAGTTGCAATCACTTATGCTAGTGGTGGATTTAATGCTAAACCTTTTAGAGTATTAGGTATTGAGATTAACGAAGATTTAACTGTCAATGTTCAGTTGTTTGAGCATCAAGATAATTTTTATGATTTTAATACTAAAAATCCTATTCCAACAATACCAGATACAACTTTACCTAATCCAAATTCTATACAAGCACCAGCAATATCATTATCAGATGAATTATTTGAACTATTTGATGGTTCGGTAGTTTCTAAATTAATTGTTACTATTACAAGTACAGATGCTTTTGCAGATCAGTTTGAAGTGGAATACAAAGAATCAACCTCATCAAATTATAGATTAATGCGTAGAGGTTCAAACTCCATTGTGGAAAAATATCCTGTTAAAGAGGGTACTATCTATGATGTAAGAGCAAGAGCAATAAATGCTGTAGGTGTTAAATCTACTTACACATCAGGACAACATGAAGTTAATAGTGCGTTTGACCCACCAGATAATGTATCTAATTATTCTATAGATGTAGTAGGCGAAAAACTTTTCCATTCATTTGATGCTGTAACTAACCTTGATCTTGATTTTTATGAAATAAGATTTACTTCAAACACTAATGAAACAGCTTATGCAAACACAACTGTATTAGTACCAAGAATAGGTAGACCAGCGACAAGTGTTACAACACCATTTGTAGGAACAGGAAAATATTTTATAAAAGCTGTAGATAAATTTGGAATCAGATCAACAGACTTTGCAAGTCAAGTTATATCAGCACAAGTTCTAGCAGAAAAAATAGAAACAGTACAAACTTTAACAGAACATTCTGCATTTACAGGAACTAAAACTAATGTTGTAGCTGTAGATAGTAAATTACAATTAGATACATCTATCAACTTTGACAGCCACACAGGTAACTTTGATGATGGTCTTGGTTTTTTTGATGGTGGTTCAGGTGCAATAACTTCATCTGGTACTTATGCTTTTGCAAATGCTTTTGATTTTAATTCTGTTTTAAAATTTAATGTTCTTTTAGATTCATTTATTGTTAATAATATTAACTTTGTTAATAACTTTGATTCTGCGTCAGGAAACTTTGATGCAAGACAAGGATTGTTTGATGGTGGCTCTAATGCCTCTATAGATACAAATGCAATATTACAAGTTTCTACTTCTCAAGATGCCTCTACTTATACTTCATTTCAAGATTTTAAAGCTGGGGATTATGTTGCAAGAGCAGTTAAATTTAGAGTTAAATTAACATCTAATAACACACAAGAAAGCCCTCAAGTTTCTGCACTAGCACTTACATTATCTTTACCTACAAGAACTGAAAAAGGTAGTAATATTTCTAGTACAACAAGCACATCAGGAAAAACAGTTACTTTTGGTTCAGAGTATTATCAAACACCATCACTAACTGTAATTGGTCAGAACATGGCAACGGGAGATTTTTTCACAATTACCTCTAAAGGAACTGCATCTTTCGTGGTTGAATTTTTTAACAGTTCTGGTAGTACTGTTGATAGAACTTTCGATTATCAGGCAATCGGAATTGGACAAAAACAATAAAAATGATATAAGATTAATTTTATGGCACAGCACGATTATATAATTTCAAACCAAACTTTTCCAAATACTAGAGCAGATATAAACAATGCTCTATTAGCAATTTCAAGTAATAACTCAGGAACATCAGCACCTACTACTCAGTATGCTGGTCAATTTTGGCTAGACACAAATACTCCATCATCAACAACATGGAGTTTATATATACATGATGGTTCAGATGATATTTTATTTGCACAAATAGATACATCAGCAAACACAGTAAATTTTTTAGATTCAGCCTTAGCAGATGATGTTGTAATTAGTACATCAGGTGCAGTTTCAACAACAGGTGCATTTACAGCAAATGGCACAATAAAATTAGATGGTGATTATCCTACAGGAAGTAATAACGTTGCTTTAGGAGATACTGCATTAGATAGTGTTGAAGCTGGTGGTGTTAGTAATGTTGCTATTGGATCTGCTTCTGGTTCAGATATTACTACTGGGGATAATAATACAGCAGTAGGTAGAAATTCTTTAAGAAGTGCCACAACAGGTCATAGTAACGTAGCATTAGGAACTTCTACACTTTGTAAAAATGTAACAGGCACAAGAAATACAGCGATAGGTTTATCAGCACTTTTCAATACTTTAGAAGATAGTAACACAGCAATTGGAGCTTCAGCGATGGCTGCCAATACAACTGGAGAATTTAATGTTGCAGTCGGAGATAATGCTTTAACATCTAACACTACAGCAGATAATAATACAGGAGTTGGTTTTTGTGCTTTAAAATCAAATACAACAGGTGCAGACAATACGGCAGTAGGTGCTTTTTCTTTAGATGCCAATACGACAGGTGCAGATAACACAGCGTTAGGTAGAACTTCTCTATCATCTAATACAACAGGTGGAGAAAACGTAGCATTAGGTAGAAGTGCTTTAGCAAGTAATTCAACAGGTTGTAAAAATGTAGCCGTTGGTGCTAGTGCTTTACTTTTAAATACTACAAATGACAACACAGCAGTTGGTTATCAGGCTTTAGAACAAAACACATCAGGAACATCTAATATTGCAATTGGTTGCGGAGCATTAGAATCTAACACGACAGCTTCTGATAATGTGGCAATGGGAAAAAGAGCTTTAGGTGGTACAACAACAGGCTGTAGAAATACAGCAATGGGTAGAACTGCCATGAATGGTAATACTACAGGAGATACTAATGTAGCAGTTGGTTATGCTGCTTTATATTATAATACAACAGCAGATAATAACACAGCAGTTGGTTCAGAAGCCTTAACATCTAACACAGATGGTGCATGTAATACAGCAGTTGGAACACTTTCTTTAAGAGCTAATACGACAGCAGATCTTAATACTGCTGTAGGTTATCTTGCTCTATGTGCTAATACAGTTGGAAATAATACAGCAGTAGGTTCTATGGCTTTAATGAATAGCCAAACAGGTGGTAGTCTTGTAGCAATAGGATTTTGTGCTTTAGCTTCTAATTCAGGAAATCAAAACACTGCTATTGGAGATAGAGCAATGAAAACTAATTCTTCAGGACGTTTGAACACATCTATGGGTTATATATCGATGTGTGATAATAGTACAGGAGAGTGCAATGTAGCTATTGGAACTGGAACTTTAAAAAAGAATACAGAAGGTGATAAAAACGTAGCAATAGGGTCTGGTGCTTTAGACGTTAATACAACAGCAGGTAATAACGTAGCAGTTGGAGTTGATGCCTTAGGTGCTAATACAACAGGTTCATGCAATGTTTCTATGGGAATTAACTCCTTAAAAGCAAACACAATAGGGTGTAGGAATATTTCAATAGGTGCAGATTCAATGGTAGTTAACACAGAGGGAAATTTAAATGTTGCTGTAGGTATGGCAACACTTTCATCACTTACAACAGGAGATAACAATACTGCCGTAGGAGATTGTGCAGGTTTATTGGTAACTACAGGTGGTAATAATCTTTTATTGGGGAATGATTCTGGTCGTACTTCTATTTCTCCTTTTGCAGTTACAACTCAAAGTAATAGAGTTGTCATAGGAGATAATAATATTACTAATGCCTACATAAAAGTTGCTTTTACAGTTACATCAGATTTAAGAGATAAAACAGAAATTGCAGATATACCTCATGGTTTAGATTTTGTAGATAAATTAAAACCAGTTAGTTTTAAATTTAAAAAATCAAGAGAAGATGAAACTCCAACTGGTACTAAACATTATGGGTTTTTAGCACAAGACATACTTGAACTTGAGGGTTCTGATAATGTCATTATTGATGATGAACAACCAGACCATTTAAAATACAAAGGAGAACATTTAGTACCCGTATTAGTTAATGCAATTAAAGAATTAACAGCAAGAGTAAAAGAATTAGAAAACAAATAATGCTTGATACATATGTTGTAGAGGGTGGAGTTGGTAAGTGTGTTGCATTTACATCTTTAATCCCTAAACTAAGTAAAAAATCAGAAGTTCAAATATACACACCTTACATAGATTGCTTTGCTGGAAACCCAGATGTAAAATTAGCTTTAGAAGAAACACTACCTTTACAAGACCCTAGAATAATGGCATCAGATAATATTTATTATTGTGAGCCATACAAATCTAACTTTCAATTTGGTAAACAACATTTAATAGAAAGCTATTGTGAATTACATAATGTTGAGTTTGATAAATCTATGAAACCTAAAATTTATACAGATCGACATAAAGATAGTGTTAAAGAATGGTTAGATAAAAACGAAATAAAAAAATATATATTAATTCAGTTTTCTGGTGGTCAACCTAAATGGAATTATACAGATGGTGTTCAATATCAAAACATAAACCCTAATCGAAATTACCAACCTTTTTTAGCACAACAAGTAGTTAATATGTTATTAGAAGAATACAAAGACACAACTATTATTAATTGTGTTTTACCTAACGAACCACATTATCAAGGTACAATTAGATGTGATTTACATTGGTCGCAAATACATGAAATGTTAAAAGGTTCAGAGGGTTTTGTTAGTATAGATAGTTGTTTAAATCACTTTTCAGCATCAGCAGAAAAACATGGTGTAGTCATTTGGGGTTCTACTAGATGGACACAATTTGGTTATTCACATAATAAAAATTTACAATTCCATATGTCAAATAAGTGGGAAGAAGAAAAATTTATTGATAATGACCCTAGAAACAACATGGTTGAACCTAAATTAATTATTGATGAATTTAAAAAACTTGATACAAATAAACCCGTTGCACTAGCAACAGAATAGGAGAAAACATGGCAGACGAAGTAAAAACAGCAGAAGAAATAGCACAAGATTATACAGCTATGGGTCATTCTGTAGAATTAATTAATGGTGTTATTGATGGTTCTAAAATGGCTGATGAAACTGACGAAGAAAAAAAAGATTGCGTTAAAAGAAATGTAGAACACTTAGAAATTATGAAAGCTAATGACTATTGGACTACAGAAGATATGACAGCAGTTGATTCAGCTATTTCATCAGGCAATTCTTACACAGGATAATTAATGATTACTATTGATGGTAAAGACTATGCTAGAGAAAAGATGTCAGATGAACAATTACAATTATTTGGCATCATCTCTAATTTAAGTAACGATAAACAAGAACATTTAAGAAAAGCAGAACAAAAAGAAATATTAATACAGCATTACATAACTAAGTTTAAAGAAGCTACAGATAAACCAGAAAAAGAAAAGTAAATATTATGAATCTGAGTCGCAATTTTACACTTGAGGAATTTGAAAAGAGCCAAACTGCAACTCGAAAAGGTATTAAAAATAAAGCTGGTAGTGGAGAAATAAAAAACTTAGGCGATCTTTGTTATGAAGTATTAGAGCCTGTAAGAGCAAAGTTTGATAAGCCTGTTACAATTACATCTGGCTATAGATCAGAAGAATTATGCGAGGCAATAGGTTCAAAAAAAACATCACAGCACACTACAGGAAATGCCACTGATTTTGAAATAGCTGGTGTTTCTAATCTGCAAGTGGCTTTATGGATAGAAAATAATTGTGACTTTGATCAATTAATTCTTGAGTATTGGACAGGCGAAGCTAACAGTGGGTGGATACATGTATCTTATAAAGATGGTTCAAATAGAAAACAAGTGCTGACATTTGATGGCAAATCGTATAAGAATGGATTACCAGATGCAAAATGGTCTGGTGGAAAACTACAAAACTAATAGGAGAATATTATGCCAATGGGAAAAGGAACTTACGGAAGTAAAAGAGGACGACCAGCTAAAAAGAAAAATAAAAAAGACAAAAAGAAAAAGAAGAAGTAATGGCTACAAAGAAACCTATATATGCAAAAGCTAGACCTAAGAAATTAGGAAAACCTAAATCTTTTAATAAAAAGTCTAAGGCTTATAAATCAGCAAAAAGAAAAGCTGATAAGAAGTTTGGCAAAAAGGTTTCTTTGTATAAAAACATATTTATCTCACAAGCTATAAAAAAGTATAAGCCTAGAAAAAAAAAGTAATGGCTAAGTTAAATGCATTACAGAAAATAGAATCACACGAAAAATTGTGTCGTATAATGCAAAAATTAACTCATCAAAAAATTTCTATTATAGAAGAAAGAGTAAAACGATTAGAAAAAATTTTATTAATTTGTACAGGCTCATTGATTAGTGCTATGGGCTATGTAATATTTACATTATTATCAAAATAGTTTACAAGTGATACTTGTATGGCGAATAAAAAAATTTTAGTGATTAGCGATATGCATCTGCCATATCAACATAAAGATTCAATTACATTTTTAAAAGAAATAAAAAAAGAATTTAAGCCAGACAGAATAGTCAACATAGGCGATCTTTTAGATTTTCACGCAATATCAATGCACGAACATAATCCAGATTTATATTCTGCTGGAATGGAATTAGATAAAGCTAAAGAATATATAAAAGAACTAGAAGCTATATTCCCAGAAGTAACAGAAGTAGATTCAAATCATTCTAGCTTAGTTTATAGACGAGCATTAAAATATGGAATGTCAAAACAATTTTTAAAACCTTATGGAGATTTTTTAGGTACTAGAAAATGGAAGTGGATAGATGATTTAACACTTACTATGTCTAATGGTCAAAGATGTTTTTTCACGCATGGTAGAAGTGCAGATGTACTTAAAGTAAGTCAAGCTATGGGCATGTCTGCTGTCCAAGGGCATTATCACACGAAGTTTGTAATTAGTTATTGGGCAAATCCTGATAATTTATTCTTTGGCATGAATGTTGGGTGCTTAATAAATCAAAAGAGCATGGCTTTTAATTACGCAAAGAATTTTAAAACTAGGTTTATTCTAGGTTGTGGAATTATAATTAATGGGATACCTAGATTACTACCAATGGTGCTTGACAACAAGGGTAATTGGATTAAGAAGATAGTATGACCTCAAATACATTAAAAAAGACCCTTTTAAAGAGCCACAGAGCCACACAGACTAACGATTCAGCATTTTCTGAACAAGTATCAGGGAATCACTATAAGAACCTTAAAATACAGCCTTTGACTTATTGCATGGCAAATGACTTTAATGCTTGTCAAACTCATATTACTAAATATATTTCAAGATATAATTTAAAGCATAAAGATAAGAAAAAACAAATAGAAGATTTAGAAAAAGCAAAGCATGTAATTGATATGCTTATAGAGGAGATAAAAAAATAATGTGGTTGAATTTATTATCGTTGGGTGTAAAGACAGGAGCGAAGCTATATCAAAATAAACAACGAACAAAACAATTAATTTCTGATGCACAAATGCTTCATGCAGAGAAAATGAGCAAGGGCGAAATTGAGTACAAAGCAAAAGTTATTGAAAGTAATGACAATGGGTTTAAAGATGAATTTGTCCTCATTCTTATATCTTTGCCTATTCTTATATTGGGTTATTCTATTTTCACTGACGACCCTGAAATTCGTAATAAGTTAGATATTTTTTTTGAATATTTTTCAAACTTACCTTATTGGTATCAAGCAATTTTTATCGGTGTAGTATCTGCGATCTATGGCCTTAAAGGTGCTGACATTATGCGTAAAAAATAGTAAGATGTCTCAATGGACATTGACTTTAAAATTATAGAAGCAGAATTTCAAATTGAATCTAAATATAACCCGTATGGCCACTTTGTAGCATTGCGTTTTATTGATGTCGTACCATCTAAACCTAAATTATGGCAAGCTATAGAAGATTTAACTAAACACCAAGATGTTGAATTAATAGATTGGAATTATAAAGAAGTTAATATTACCTCTAAGACTAGTCTAAAACATTTTGATGTAACTATAAACTAGGGCAGTTACAAACCAGATTAAGAAACCACCCTAGCCAAATTATTAACTCTCGCTAATAACTCTATTTACTAACTGATAAAAAAAGGAGCAATCCTATTCTCGTTAGTAAAATTCATTTATGCTCTAGTCAACTTTTCTATTGCTAGATTGTTAATGGATTGTGTTTTTAAGTTTTCACAATAACTATGACCATTTTTTGATTCTATTTTATAGTAAAGATATAATTTTTTTTTTATCTGAAAGTTCTTTTTTAACTTTCTTATACCTATCATCAATACTAGCTTTAGTTTTTGCTAAAGATATAGCCATAGTTTCATTAGTTATTTTCTCATTAACAACAAAATCAAATACTTCTTGAACTTGATCTTTTACTTCATCATAATCTATTTCTGATCTAACAAACCTTTTATCAAGGGCATCTAGATATAAAATAATCTTATGTGGGTCAAAAGATTGTGGTCGTATTTGTATGTATTTTGGTTCTTCTGACATTAACTTAGTTCTTGTTCATATTGATCTGGGTTAAAATCAGTTGCACCCTCTTTAGCCCAATCTATTTCATCTCTCGGACTATTTGGCAACTTATCATCTGTAAGCTGAATCCCTTGCTTAGCTTGTTGATAGCTTTGTTCTTGAGGTTGTTGCATATTAGATTGAGGTTGAGGAGTATAACTTTGTCTATTAACATTATTATTTCCACCAAATGGTTTAACCATGAAATATGTTACTTCTAACTCTAATCCATTTCCAAATTGATTTTTTTCTCCTTGTATTATTTTACTACCCCACTTTAAAAGATGTCCAGATCGAACATACTCTTGTACTTGTGGTGTACTTAACCAAATACCTATATCTTTTAAGTCATACATATTTTTAGTTAAAGTACATTTAAATTTAGCCTTATTAGATGAAGCTGTATACTCCATTTTTGGGGCTTTGTTTCCTGTGCTATACATCTTTAATGTTAAACCACAGAATGGTAGTTGTCCTTGTTGTGTTTGTGTCATGTTTATCCTTATTGTTT